TTACTTATCAAACAGGTCATCAAAACCGTCTGTAGGGTCTTGGTCGTCATCTAGGTCAAAGTCTGGTGTAAAGTCCACCCATGCTTCTACAACGTCTCTTTTAACGTTTTCCAACACACCTACAATGGTAGCTTCATTCAGGTCAAACTCGTTAAGGTAGCGAGTAATCAGAGCCAACATTTCAAAGTTCAGTGCGTCGGTCTGTTCGTTGTAGGTCATATTTAAAACGTATGTTAATCGTCACCGTCGTCAACCCTGTTCCACAACACAGACGACAGAACCTTTGTTCTTAACGTACCTTTTTAAACATGGAATACATTCAACAAGCTGTGTTAAATGTTCTGGTTCCGACGACGGGGGGGATAGGAACCAGTATCAATCTTTCTTAACCAACGTCGTTGAACGCCTGTTCCACAACGCACTTCAACACGTATTTAAAAACCCCTGATGGGGGATTATTAAGGGGGAATGAAAAAACCATGTCAACACTAAAATTTACGACTAAACCGTCATCCAAGTATTGGAGCGTGTTTTAGTCCCTAGTGCTGCATCCATGAACTTCTCCAATTCTTGTTGGAGTAGTTCCTCCTTACGGTCTGTTATCTGTTGGTCAGCATCCTGTGCCATCTGTGTTGTCCAATAAGCGATGGCGATAGCCAGAGCGTCCAGTCTGTCGTCCTGAAGAAGGGAACCTCTGTCGTTGGTAATACGGGACAGTTGGTACAACAGCATGTATCTGGATTGTTGTTCTAGTGGGTAGGACTGTGCTGACTGGTAGTCATCCTTAATGACCTTTGGGTCAATGATGAGTCTGTGTTGGTTCAGGACAGGTTCTAAAGTGTCTATGATTCGTCTTTCCTTTTGTTGGCTGTGACGAACTTCTTCAAGGCTACAAGGGTGTATAGTCCTTAGTATGGGCTTTAACAGTTCGGTAAACATTCCGTCACCCATGTTAGATTCAATAACGATGGTGTTGACGTTATGAGCCTTAGCTAACTTAGCCAGTTCCTTCAGGGTGTTCTCACTGTATCCACCACGCATACCCCCTGCTTCTGGCACAAAGAGTTGACCGTTGAGCATCTTAACCACGGCATAAGCTGTTTCATCTCGTCCACGACCAGAAGGGTCAATGGACATGACAGAACCAGTAAAAGGGATGTGGTCACCGACTGTTTGAAACGGACGGAAGAAACGGTCACCGTTAAAGCCGACATTAGGCAAACTGTTATCGTAGGCGTTGTCAGGATTAGCAGCCCAGACAATCTTCTCTGGACCTACTTCATTGTCAATATCCATAACAACAAGGTCGTTGATCTTGAGGGGATAACGGTCAACATCCGACAATCTTGGGTTGAGCATGAACTGTAGGGCATAGCCAGACCGTCCATACGACAGTCGTCTTTCCTCTAGGTCCAGTTCACTGAATCGTAAAGGTTCTGTTGATTTACCTATGTTCTCATCGTGGCAGTCCTTTTGAATAAAGGGAGCCAGGTTATCACCGTAAAGGTGTTGGGCCTTGTCAGGTGTTGTGTACTCACTAGGCCACACCCGTGTGTTGTATCCACGTTCCTGTAGTTTGGAGTAGATAGAATCTTCACACTGTGGTGTACCCAGAAAGATAATACGACTGGTGTCCAGTGGTTTGATGATAGCTTCAAACTCTTTGACCTGTTCATCAAGCTTGTCCCTCATGCCCTGTGTTTGGGAGTTGTTGGGAACTTCCACGTCATCAGCCACAATCACATCAGCCCGACTACCTGTTAGCTGTGAGGTAATACCAAGGCTCTTAACGGACGGTGCATGAGCGGGTGGAGCAGGAGCCACATCAAAGGCAACCTTACTGAACCGTTGACCGTCTCTTGGTTTAAGATGTTGTAGGCACGGTATTTCGTTAATAATACGAAGAGTAAAAGTACTAAAGTCGTCGGACCTGCTTTTGGAAGCAGACACAACCAGAAAGTTCTTGGATGGATCAAGCAGGAGTTGATGCACCACATACGCTGAACAGATCCAACTCTTACCAACACCCCGAAAAGCCATGACAACAGATCGTTTAGGCCCGTGTTGCATAAACTCAGCAATATCGTACTGAAGGTCTGTTGGGTTGGGTAGGTTCAGGTGTTTCCACACAACAAACAGGAAGTTACGAAAGTCCCGTAGTTGGTCGAGTGTTTGGTCGTTGTTACTAGTGTCCATTGTGTAGAGTACCCCTAGAAGACGTTCTAAGGGTGCAAGACGGCCTTTGCAGCCTTGTGGGTAGGTCTACCCCTGCCTAATTGCTTCCTTGGTCTTGTCGTCGTCGTCAAACGGCAGGACGTTGGCAAGGTTACCTAATGGTGTGCCTGTGTCGCTGACAGTCACCACATCGTTGTCTTTTAAAAGTTGTCGCGCACCGTTAAGCACTGCTGCGTTAAACTCCCCTGTTTCGTGCATCTGGTCGATAGCTATGGTGTACGTCTTAGCTACGTATGCCTGTAGGTCGTGGAGTTGTTGTCGGGTGTTGTTGCTCATCAGCATTTCCACCGACGTAATGCCAGTGCCTTTCTTGTTGGTCTTCCTTTACTGTCTTTCATTGGTCCTTTAACACCGCTCATCCTTGCACAGAACGAACGTTTACGTGACCCACCACCTGGCTGTGGGGCTTTAAGGTTACTGCCTGTCTTACGGTTGTAGTAGTCCCTACCCTTCTTGGTCAGTCCACCCTTGTCGCTCTTGTGTTCCTTGCGGAGTGATACACCTTTGCGTCTCATCGTTTTGGAAAACCTTTCTTCATGTTTGAGTAGGCTTTTGACGAGATGGTGGACTTGCTCTTGGGACGGCTAATACCTAATGCCTTGCGTCGGTTTATGTTGGCGTAAAGTCCTTTTTTCTTTTTCATCGTGATTGGTTCTTCATTATTAGTTCAAGCAGACGATCAAGTTTATCGTTCATTGCTTCTAGTTTCTGTTCCAGACCTTGCATACGTTTCTCAACGGATATATCACGTTCATGTTGAGCAGCTAGTTCTACTTCTATCTTTGTTAACCGCTTTTCATCGCTATCAAGTCTATCACTAAACTTTTTACCGATCCAACCGAATACACCAAGAACAACAGCTAATATACTGTCAAGGAAGTGTGAGATTTGTTCAGCCATTGGTTCCATGATTATCCTATTGCTACAACACGTACATATTTAGAAGTAAATGGAACGTAACCACTAGAAGCTGCGTCATGTCCGTTGACTGTTGATGTTGCATTCTGGCCGCTACTATTCATGTAGACATATCCAGAATCTGCAAACTGAATGGTTATTTGCGTAGAGGTAATATTGGTTATCCCAGCCCCCACCATGCTAGTATTAGTAAATGTCTCTTGTATATCCATCAAGTAAGGATAAGAACCATCAGACGCACCTGATACCCATATTTGAGCATTTAGTGCAGATGTGCTTAGACCGTGACTAAACGTAAGGGTTGCTCCATTGGCTACTGTTGTTGAACCATCGGTCGTTACCCAACCAGAATCGTACTTAGATACACCGCTAAATCCACTACTACCGCTAACAGCAACAACACCACCGTTGTTCCAAAGTTCGCCAGCAACACTAGGATCAGATGTAGGTAGTTGATCAAATTTAACACCACCTGTCGGGTCTAACTGCATTAGAGTTGTTGTAGCATCCTCTGCGTCGTTTACACTAGCAACCACAAACTTACCACTCGCTGAAGCTACGTTGTAGATAGCGTCATCAGTACCTGTTGTTGCTGTGTCTTTAAGTTGAAGAACTGCATCTCCTGGAGCAGAGGCTTTAATTATAGCCTGACCATCAGTTGAGTGAGTGTTTTCAAGTGTTAAATGAGCGTTGTTACCTGTTCCCCCTATATCACTTATTAATAAGTCACCTGTGATTTTAGCGGAATAAGCACTATCAGCGTCCCCAGCTATACCTACTTTGCCACTATTAATATTTAAGTCACCTCCGCTTGTTGGAATGCTTACTGTACCGCTGGTTGTAATAGTTCCACCGCTCAGTCCGTTACCTGCCGTTACGCTTGAAACTGTACCTGCTCCAATAGCTACTAATCGTCCATCTACGTAGGCTTTATTAGCAGCGTCGTTTGTGTCAGTTGGATCAGCAACATTAATAATCTTTTTATTATCAGCATCCCAACGGTTAACCGTGCTATCCATTCCTAACCCACTATCAGCGTTTTCTACAGCTTCTTGTGACAGGTAGAAGTTATGTAGGTATGCGTCGTCTAGGTCTTTCTCGGTCAACACACTACCGTCGTTGTAGTCAACAATTGCTGTTGTGTCTGAGTTACCTTTACCAAGACTGTTACGTTTAACACGGATGTTAGCACCAGCGGTCGCTCCTGAGTCAAGACGTACCAACGTGGAAGAAGGTGAAGTAACTATCGTAAAAGAACCAGCACCTGTGTCGTTTATGTCTGTCTCTGTTCCGTCAATACTCACTATGACGTGTGTGTCTTTGAGGTACGGAAAGGTAAAAGCAAAGTCCGTCTGACCGCTTGTTGCGGTGTAGTCTGAGTATGTGTTAGCCATGATAGTTTCTTTTCAATAGAGTGATGGTTGGTGGTTACTGAAGCAGTTGAAGAACTGTTTCCTGATCGGTTGTTCCGCTTCGGTATTGAGCTTTAGCCCGTTGGGATTGTTTGTATAAATGGTCAACTTGTGGAAATTCCTTTAACATTTCCATCAAGGCTTTCCGTCTATAAGTACCCAACACACGGTTAATCAATGTCACCCGTGGACTTTTCAAACCTATTTCTGAACGTGGGTCGAGTGAACGGTAGCTCTTGGAGTTAATAAGTTTTTCTAACGTGTCCCTGAGTGTGCGTCCGTTGACGGTTACTTCTGACTGAAGTTCTAACCACCTATCGTAAGCAGAGTGTCCGTTGCTGGCTGTGTGTTCTGTCAGGTCAACCAGACTGTTTAGCTTGTGACTTGGTGGGCTAAATCCGTGGTGAAGGTTTGCCAGTTCCGTAAGGATTGGGTCACCGTTCTTACTAGACCATGAAATAGGATTGAACGGGTTAAGAAGATTGAACGGCATTGTTTCAATCTGCTCTGCTACGTAAGCTTCACCTAATATGTTCCTACGTGGGTCAACCCTATCAGAGCCACCTGGTAGTTTCCTTAGAAGAGAATCAGCAAGGTTACGTGTTTCCTTTAATTCTTGGTCACCACTAATTGATTGTCCGTGGTAGAGAATGTTAGGAACTGCACCTGCTGCTAAACTGTTTAGCATGTCTGTTGCTTTTGTCTCAGGGTCAGACAACGCTTCAACAACTTTGTGAATACCTGCAAGGTACGACTTGTTGGTCACGTTACGTGCAAGAGTCACTGACATAGCAGCCACAACACGTTCCATTTCTGTTTTATCGTAACCGTGTACTGAGTCGTTCTGTACGTGTGCCAAGTCTGCGTACACACCTAGAATGGTGGCAAACGGGTCGAGACGTTGGTAGCTAATCCAGTTACCTGTGATTGGGTCTTTAATACTGTACGGACGATTACCAGCAGCTTCCCACAGACGTTTCTCACGGGTGTTCAGCGGTCCTCCACCTGTGATCCAGTCTTTGTTCATGAACATGGTAGTCATGAGAACACCGTTGAGCATAGCACTGGTAGCTAACTTACCCCTAGCTTCAGCACGTACTAACGGGTCTGCTGACTTTAACTGGTCAAGAAAGTCAGTACGTAAACCTTCAAGGCTGCTGAACTTGCTTGTACCCACTTCAGCAACGGCTCTGGGAGCAGCCATCACACGGTCAAACGCAAACTTCAAAATGTTGGTAGGTGTACGCACGAAAGGTATAACCAACCAACCTAAAGGTACGGCTTGTATAAATTGATTAAACTTTGAAGAGACTGGACCTAAGTCGTTGGTAAATGTGCCTGTCCGTGCAAAGTCTAGGTTTGGTTCTATCCACTGCTCGGAAAACTGTTGTAGCGCACCGTAGTCGTCTTCTGCGTCAACCAGTCCTTTTTCTCTGGCAAGTTCCATGTGTCTTGCCCTAGCTTTACTTACTTCATCGGCTATGAAATTTTCACGGGCAACATGATCCTTAAAGTCTTGCCCTTTGGCTAATTCCTGTGCGTCTTTGATTAAAGAACCTTCAGAGAAATGACGACCTGATGCTGTGACCATTGACTGGATTGAGTCGTGGATATACTCGCTTATCTGTTTTGGATCAGTAATTCCCCTGTCAGCAGCTTGTAGGAACAACTGAGCAGCAGCCCGTTGACGGTACAACACTTGTTTAAACAGTTCGTCAGTTGACATGAGGATGCGAGAAGGAATGCGAACAACGTTACCAACCTTGTCAATAGCTTGGGCAAGTCCGTCCTTTTCTTTGGCTAGTTGTTCACCAAGTAGGTTCTTACCTGTGATTGAGCCAGTAATGTCTTGCTGTTCCTTGAAAGAACCATGTCCAATGTCCAGAAGGTTTTCCTGAAGCTTGGCTACCTTGCCAGCAATTTGCCATGCTTCCCTAACACCAAAGAGTTGTGAGAATGTCCACGCAACAGCCTTACGGGTGTTTTGGTCGGCACTCATCCAACCACCGACGTAACGCTCAAACTGAAGCAACGTAGCGGTAAGAAAGTTACCTAGAAGGTTGACTGACCAAGTGCGTGGTCCAGACAGTAGTGAGTTGATGTAATACTCACGGACCATGTTCGTCCACTTACCACCTTCAGTACCACGTACTATCTTGTTCAATCCGATAAGTGTGCCTATGTCTGACGGCTGTCCGTCGGTAGCAAGCAGTATGTCGTTAACGATCTTATCAACATCAACACCACCACGCTTACGTAGGTAATCCTGACGTAGTTTCTTGTTGGCTATTTCTTGAGCAGATATTCCGATCTTGCCTACCTTTTGCTGGAGACTTTGCAGCCCCCTACCAAAACCACTGGCTAGGTTAGCTACGTTAGCTTGTAGGTGTAGTTGTAATTCAAACTTACTTTTGATCTTAGCAGCAATAACGTCGTCGTCTGTGCCAGCTTCTTTTAAACCTTTGTACGCTTTAGCTAGTTCAACAATGTCCAGACCGTTACCAACCATGTAGCTTCTTAACGCTCTCATGCGTCCGTTAATACGTGCTAGAGTTGTTTTATCCTTACCAGCTTGTGCAACAATGCCATCAACACCTTTAGTAGATAAACCAGTAGCGTCGGCTATTTCTTCGTACATAATACGCTCTTGCGCTTCTGAACCGACTTGTTGTGGCTGGGCTGTTAATTTCTTTGTACCCGCTTCAAGGACTTGTGATAACTCGTCAGTGGATAAACCACCGTCTATAGTGTTTTGTTGTATTTTGTTACCTTGTGCATCCTTAACGGTCATCTTACCAGCAGATGCTTGACGGATAGCCTGACCACCGCTGGCAGTCTTAACTACAGTAATATCGTCCAAGGCAGACTGAGGTACTTCAAAATCTTCCATGAACCGACGACCAAACCCACCGCTAAACGACATGTCTCTTGGTTTATCGCGTAGGTTACGTTGTTTAAGAAAGTCGTTAAACACCTTACGTGTACGGTCACCACCTAAAACAGCACGAACGTCAGCAAACATGTCCTTCAGAAGAATGACTACTTCCTGCACAACACGTTTAAAAGTGCCTTGTGGGGCTAAATCAATGTCACCTTCGTACTTCTTGAAAAACTCGTCGGTCATTGTTTCAGCAAAATACTCGTCTATGTCTTTGTAGCGGTAGTTTGCTTCGTTGTAGACGGGAAACTTATTCTTGGTCAGCAGTTCAGCGTCAGGTCCACCTTTCTTGATGAACGCTGCCTTCTCGCTTTCAAACTGCTTTTTAAACTTTTCTATTTCTTTAGTAGGAAGGTAACGCTCAAGACTGTGCCACAGTTCGTGAACAGCCACACGTGCCATTGAACCGTTGTCTACTATGTCTTTACGTAGCGTTATAAGGTTGTTGCTAAAATCAAACTGTCCCTGTGCCTTAATCTTTTTGGAGATAGAGATAGACACGTCGTCAAACATTCTTTTTCCAATGGTGTTGATGAACGTCTCGACTGTTTCTATCTCGTCAACGGCTGGACCTTCGCCTTTCTTCTTACCGACGTTGTGAGCGAGTCTTAACCGCTTTGTTAGTTCGTCAGCACCTCTACTGCCTTCTAAACCTCTAGCTGCTTCTAGGTTTGTTTTGTAAGGGACAGGATCAGGACGTGCGTCAATAGCACCGTCTATGTCGTATTTAGCAACTGAGTCATCAGACGTTTTTGTAATAACAGCAGCTACGTCTCCAATGCCTGAAGGTAACCGTTCTACTGTAAAGCCATTGCCTAACGTATCTTTCAGGTAGTTAACCAATTCTGCTTGAGTAAAACCTTTCTGGTAAGCTCCTGTTGAATCAACAATAACTTCCATATTATCCTTGTTAATCAACGTGTGTTTAGCCGTTAGAACGGAATTACCCCTTACGTTTATAAAAGCTTTACCGTCAACTTTTAAAACCCTTCCAATGTTTCTGACAATGTTGTCCCTCACATCAGCAGGTACGACGTTTAAGACAGCATTGTTGATTACATTGTCGTATGAATTAGCTGGTATACTTGAGTCGTCTTTAAATGTGGGATTAAAACCTTTTTCAGGAAACGGTTCAAAAGTGTCTGCTTTTATACCTGCTTTTGCTGATATGTTTTTACCAGCACCGTAATCCAGTGTAGTTCCTTCATTCAGTAATGGCTGAACTTTTTTGTACGTTGCAACAGTTCCTGTAATTTGGGTCGGGTGACTTTT